GAAATCACATCCCTTAAAGCTAGGGTAACAACACTAGAAGGAGCCTAAACAATGGCTGTAACATACACTTGGACTATCCAAACTTGTGAGCGTGATATCGCTACAGGTGGCATTAACGTAATCCACTGGCGTTGCATAGGCGTCGATGGTGAAAACTCAGCGTCAAATTACGGTAGTGTAGGTTTAACTTACGATCCGTCTGACAGCGACTTCATTGCATACGCTGATGTAACTGAGGCGCAAGCTCAAGCATGGGTATGGGAAAACGTATCACAAGAAGATACAGAGGCATCTATCGCTGCTGCTATCGATAAACAAATCAACCCAACTGAGGCCTCTGGAAATCCTTGGGCTGCTTAACTTAACCGAAAGGAGATCGACATGGCTGAGAAAAAAACAAACATCATTACGATCAACGACAAAGACTATACTGAGGATGAACTAACAGATCAGCAGAAAGTGATGATAAATCACCTTAAAGACCTTGATCGAAAGATAAGCTCTACGCAGTTTAACTTGGATCAACTACATGTTGGCAAGCAAGCTTTTGTAGATATGTTAATTAAATCGACAGAAGCTGAAGCGGAGTAAATCTTATGTCCAGAGACCTGTCTGCAAATACAATAGAAGCCATCAACGAAGATACAGTACATCCGTTTTTCGCTGTAGAGTTACTATTTGATGGTAACAATGTCCTACGTATGTGGACAGGTCAAGGAACCCTTACTCTTGCGAGTGATGGGACTGAGTGGGCTGGGGCTGGTACGCTACTCAACATTTCCACTGTAGAGGAGACCTCTGAGTTAGCCGTTAAAGGTGCTACTATAACCTTGACTGGTATTCCCTCAGAAGTCATCTCCTTGGCTCTCAGTCAGCCTTATCAGGGCCGTGTGTGCAATATATACTTTGGTACATTTACTACGGGTAATGTCCTACAAGAGAATAGCGATTACATTCTGCTACAGGATGGTACTAGAATTGAAGTGCAAAGTACATCTCAAGGGTTCAACAGTATCTTCTCAGGTTATATGGATCAGATGAACATAGCTGAAAACGCTGAGACAGCTAGTATTGAACTTTCTGTAGAGAACAAACTGATTGACCTAGAGAGAGCCAGAGTTGCTCGATTTACTTCTGGTTATCAAAAGTCAATATATCCCGGCGACCTTGGTTTAGACTTTGTTGAGGACTTACAGGATAGGAACATATCTTGGGGCCGTAAGAGTGGTTAAATATCAGCAAGAGTTCCTTCAGCAAGTTGAAGGTGAGGTATCTGAACTACTTAAACGAGATTGGGAAGAAGTACAACACAACAGTGACACAGAAGAACTAGACACAGACTGGGACTTTTACAGGTTACTTGAGGAAAGGAAAGCCCTACTTATTTTTACTTGTCGTGATGAAGGTAAACTTGTTGGCTACTTCAGCGTGTTCATTAGTCCTAACCTACACTCCAAAGGTAAAGTCCTTCTTAGTAATGATACCATATTCCTAGATAAGCCTTATCGCAAAGGTTTCGTTGGCATCAAGTTAATTAAGTTTGCTGAGGAATGCTTGAGGCAAGATGGCTACGACAACCTACAGATAACTACAACTGAGCTTAACCCTATAGACAGTCTTATGCTGAGGCTCGGATACACTAAGATTTCTACTTCGTTTAGGAAGGACTTGTGACATGGCTGCTACTCTAATAGCTGGTATAGCTTCTGCGGCAATGGCATATGGCACTGCTGTTGCTACTAGCACTGCTTTTACGTTTTTTACTCTTACTGGTTTTCAAGCTTTTTTAGGCTATGCCTTAGCTTCAACAGCTATGGGTCTCGCTCTAAACGCTTTGGCCCCTAAACCCAGAGTGTCAGGAGCCAACCGTGGTTACCAAGTAAACTCAAAAGGTGCAGCACTAGATCATCAGATCATATACGGTAAGATGAAAACTGGTGGTGCTATACTATACGATGAAGCCACAGGCACTAATAACAAGCACCTTCACAGGATCATTGCTGTCGCTGGACATCAGGTACACTCGTTTGAAGAGTTCTACATAGACGATGAACTTGTGACTGTTAATAGTGATGGTAATGTAACAGCCCCAGAGAAATACGTTAAGACAACAACTACAACCGTACAAACTGGTGTAGATGGCAACGGCAATCCTACCTACGAAACCCAAACTACCACAGACTATTTAGTTAGGATATTACCCTACCTTGGAAGCGCAGATCAACAAGCGTCAACCGAACTTGTGGAAGAGTCTGGTGGTAAATGGACGAGCCAACACAGGCTTCGTGGTATTGCATATATGTACGTTAGACTTAAGTTTAACGCTGATGTTTTCCCTAATGGTGTACCTTCAATAACTGCCGTAGTAAAAGGTAAGAAAGTCTTTAACCCTGCTAATGGAACAACAGATTGGTCTGACAACCCTGCGCTATGCCTACGTGACTACTTAACTTCTAAGTACGGACTTAGTGAAGCTGCTGCTAATATAGACGACGATTTAGTTACCAGTGCTGCTGCTGTGTGTAACCAGACAAACACGATTGCAGGTACGACACGTTATACTTGTAATGGTGCTTTCACTACTGCACTTACACCATATGACCTTCTGTCTGATCTATTGACCTGTATGGGTGGGTCTCTGTGGTATGCTCAGGGTAAGTGGCGTATGAAACCTGCCTACTGGACAGATCCAGTGATGGACTTGACAGATGATGACCTACGCTCTGGTATAAACGTCAGTACACGACATTCCCGTCGTAACAACTTCAATACTGTAAAAGGTACTTTTCGTGGGTCAGAATCTAACTGGCAAGTTACTGACTACCCAGAAGTTACTAACGCAGCTTTTCGCACGGCTGATAATGACCAAGAATCTGTTGCTGACGTAGACTTACCGTTCACTGACAACTCTATTGAGGCTAGGCGTATAGCTCTAATCAGCCTAGAGTCTAACAGACAACAGCTTACTGTTAATGCAGCCTTTGGTCTGAGAGCACTAGAACTACAAGTTGGTGACAACGTAAGGATTACTAACACACGTTTTGGTTGGACTAACAAAGAGTTCCAAGTAATAGCTTGGTCGTTTGGTCTATCAGATGGACTAGACCTACAGATCAACATGACCCTACGTGAGACTGCTGAATCTGTGTTTGATGAAGTTAGTGATGGTATCGTCTACGAAAGAGACAACACTAACCTACCGTCACCTTTTGATGTACCAGAGGTCGGCGTTGCAATATCCGCTGAAGCTAAAGTCAGCAACCAGAAGGTCTCTAATATTGCTGTTGCTACAATAACATCAGGCAGGGCAGAGGCTATTGATTACGTAGAGGTTGAGTACAAACTAGCAAGTGAAGTACTCTTCTCTACATTTGGTCAGGGGCCACTTGGGGAGTTTAAAGTAAGAGACTTAGAAGTAGACTTCTATGACTTTAGAGCTAGGGCTATCAACACCTTTGGGATTAAAGGTCAGTTTACACTACTAGAAAACCAAGAGATTAACGCATTTATTGGTGACCCTTCTGATGTAGGTAGTTTACTTGCAGAGATTTCTGGTGGTACTCTGTTTCTAACTTGGCCCCCTATCCCTGACCCTGACTTAAGCCACTACGAGATTAAACACAACTCAAACACAACTGGTGCTACTTGGGGCAACTCATCTACTATTATTGAAAAGGTCGCTAGACCATCCACTTCTGCATCTGTGCCAGCTAGATCAGGGACATTCTTGATTAGAGCTTACGACAAAGAGGGTAACTTTAGTGAGAATATAACGACGGTTGTAATTACCCCTGCACAAATTCCAGCGTTGGGTCAAACAGACACATTAACAGAGAACCCAAATTTCACTGGCTCTAAAACAAACGTCATCAAGGTTGGCAGTGCAATAGAGATAGACAACACAAGTGCAGCAGAGCCAACTGGTGATTATTTCTTTAGTGCTTATGTTGATACTAACTCTGTTCGTAACGCTAGAATAACAGGAGCACGGACATTTACCAGAAAGTTTGATGGCGGTACTTTGTTGTGGGATAACATCCCTCAGAATTGGGACACTTGGCCTGACAACTGGGATACGTGGACAAATGAAACCGCTGAGTTTGGTGATGTGTCTGCTATAGTGTATGTTTCAGCTACAAACGATGATCCCTCTGGTTCCCCTACATGGGGCGCATATGAATTAGCAAACGGTGGATTCCTTACAGGTCGTGCCTTTAGGTTTAAGGCTGTATTAAGCAGCGAGAACAGCACATATACACCAACCGTCACAGCACTCAGTGTTGACGTAGAGTATTAACACAGAAAGGGCTTAACATGAGCCAACATGATCTTGATATTGCAAACCAGACATCCTCGAATGCAAGAGCCGACATCAATAATGCTCTAAAGGCTCTAGGAAGTCTGTCGTCTGGAACTACAGCACCTAGCACCACATATGCCAATATGCTTTGGTATGATACATCCGCAAACATACTAAAAATGAGAGCCGAAGCTGATGACGCTTGGATCAACATTGGCTACCTAGACCAGAGTGCTGACGCATTTAGAATACTAGATAACACACAGGTCGTTACTACTATTGGAGGTCAAACAGGTCTGTTGGGTGGACAAAGCCAAGGGACTTGGCAAGCTGGTACTGGTACGATACCAAGTCTAGTTAGCCCAGCCGCAGTAAAAGCTGCTATAGACGCAAACGCATCAGCGACACCAGTAAAGGCGTGGGTTAGTTTCGCTGGCTCCAATGGGGCTATAAGAGGCAGTTCTGGCATTTCAAGCGTTACTAGGAATAGTATAGGTGATTACAGCGTAAACTTTACAGGCAGTCTGATGTCAGACGCGAACTACGCATCCATTGCGTTTGGCAGTGAAATGGGTTCACCTCCAATGTGTAACATATCACTTGTATCTCAGACAGCCTCGGCTTGCAGAATTAGGGCAAGAAATGAATACTATGGAAATCCTAACGATCCAGCCATAGTTAATGCATCATTTATGAGATAGACGCAAAGTAAAGGATAAAACATGGATTATAAATTAGGAACACGTAGCCTACAGAACTTATCAGGGGTAAACCCAGACATGGTTGCTGTAGTTAAAAAAGCAATAGAGATAACTGAAGTTGACTTTACAGTCATTGAAGGTATCCGTAATATAAACCGTCAGAGAGAGCTAGTGAAGGCTGGAAAGTCTACTACACTTAACTCCCGTCACCTTACAGGTCATGCTGT